CTGATCGCTGATCGCTGATCGCTGATCGCTGATCGCTGATCGCTGATCGCTGATCGCTGGGTCCCTTCCCATATCGGGTCACTTTTTCGGCGCGCCAGGCTCGCAGAACGATCCCGGAAAAGCAGCCCCCAGGGGCACAGGAAAAGGCTACAGCAAGGTTTCTTTCAAACATTTACCCTTGTTTTTCTAATGAGCTTTAAGCTCCGCGAGCCGCGATGTAATATCCCATACTAGTTACATACTTAAGAAACCCGTAGGGACCTCCATGAAAGCTGCTTCTATTTCCTCCGCCTCAGAACAAAAGCTCAAGCTTCAGTTGCGTTTAGCGCAGCTAGAGAAAAACGAAGCGTGCCAAAATAATTTTTTAAAATTTGTAGAACATATGTGGCCCGAGTTTATTTCAGGGCGGCACCATAGAATTATTGCAGAAAAGTTGGAACGCGTTGCGCGTGGGGAGCTGAAGCGCCTTATTATCAACATGGCTCCACGGCACACGAAGAGTGAGTTTGCTTCCTTCCTGTTTCCTGCGTGGATGATGGGTCGTTCGCCCAAAATGAAGATTATTCAAGCCACACACACTACGGAGTTAGCGGTTAATTTTGGTCGTAAGACAAAAAACCTTTTTGACGAGGAAAATTATAAAAATATTTTTCCAAAAGTTAGATTAGCGGCAGACAGCAAGGCTTCGGGGCGGTGGGACACTAGTGCTGGCGGGATGTACTACGCCGTGGGGGTAGGCTCTAACCTAGCGGGGCGTGGTGGTGATTTAATCATTATTGACGATCCTCACTCGGAGCAAACAGCGATGTCTGCTGCAGGTTTTGAGGATGCGTGGGATTGGTATACGGGCGGCCCCCGGCAGCGGCTACAGCCTGGGGGCTCCATCGTGTTAGTGCAAACCCGGTGGTCAGAAAAGGATCTTACGGGCCAGTTGTTGCGCGCTATGGCCAAAGATCCTTTGGCGGATCAATGGGAGGTGGTAGAGCTCCCGGCCATATTTGAAGACGGCACTCCTTGTTGGCCGGAGTATTGGGCGCTTGATGATTTGCTTGCGGTTCGCGCTTCTATTCCACTAAGCAAATGGAATGCGCAGTACCAACAGAATCCTACGGGCGAAGAAAGCGCTATTATTAAACGTGAGTGGTGGCGGCTATGGGACAAGCCTCAAGTCCCTCAGCTAGAGTATGTCATCCAGAGCTATGACACTGCTTTTTCTAAGAAGGAGAGCGCCGACTATTCGGCTATTACGACTTGGGGGGTGTTTTACCCTAACGAGGGCGGCAGCGGTCCTAATTTGATTTTGCTAGATAGTGTCAAGGGTAGGTGGGATTTTCCCGAACTAAAAGACAAGGCGTTGTCTCTTTACCAGTTTTGGGAGCCTGACACGGTCATAGTGGAGGCTAAAGCTAGCGGGACGCCTTTAACCCAAGAGTTACGCGCCCAAGGCATCCCTGTTGTTAATTTTACACCTAGTCGGGGGAACGACAAGATTACCCGAGTCCACAGTGTGTCCCCTTTATTTGAAGCGGGAATGGTATGGGTGCCTGACGAGCCTTGGGCTGACGAGTTAGTAGAGGAAGTGGCGGCCTTCCCTAACGGGGAATTTGACGACTTAGTGGACAGCATGACCCAAGCGCTTATGCGTTATCGCCAAGGGAATTTTGTTCAGCTGCCTTCGGACGACTGTGAAGAGGAGGAGAACTCTGATAAGGTAAGAGTGTATTATTGACGCTAGAGTGGAAGGTCGGCGTATGAACCAAACTGCGGTGAACCTTGGGGCTGGCGGCGTTGTCTCATATTTTGAGGACGGCGGAGCCTCTGTAATTTTAGACCCCTCTTTGGAATATAAGCAAGAGGCTTTGGATGTTCTTGAAAATGAAACATTGGCGCCGGATCGCGGCTACCCTGCTGAGGTTTTGTCTGATAGAAGCTACACTAGTGGCTCAGTTCCTGAGGGAACGCGCCCTGGTGGCTCGCGACCGAGCTTACTTATTCCTCGACAAGGTAGGCCATTTTCGCAAGAAATAGCCGACAAGAGTCTATTTTTCGGCAAAAACCTTCCGACTACAGTAGGCAGCAGAGAAACCGCAGTAGGCGAGGATATTTTCAAAAAAGCTGGAATAGAGTCCGATGCCGCCGAGCTTTCCCAGGGCCTTGACCCGCTAGTTTTTGAACAGTTGAACGAGATTTTAGGAAGACCTCTTGAAGAGCCGCGCGCCCTTGCCTCAAGACCTCGCCGCAACTCCCGTAATTTCTTACCTGATCATTAGGAACGTTTATGGCAAACGGACAAACAAATGCCGGGCTAATGGATAGGAACGTGCCCTCTCAGTTAGATCCTGCGGACCTGTCTGCGGAAATAGAGCTAGAGTTGCCAGGATCCCAGAACGACCTTATGGCTCTATTTTCTGCGGAAGATGTGGGCGGAATTGAAATAATCGCGGAGGAGGACGGTGGGGTAGTCATAGACTTTGACCCTAGTGACCAAAGGGGTCAGAGCCTGGCTTTTGACGCCAATCTCGCGGAAGAAATCCCAGACCGCGAACTCCAGCGCATATCCTCAGATCTGTTAGGGGAGTTTGATGCAAACAAGTCTAGCCGGCAAGACTGGGAGGAAGCCTATTCTAAAGGCTTAGGGCTGCTGGGGTTCACCTATGAAGAGCGCACACAGCCTTTTTTAGGGTCTTCGGGAGTAACACACCCCTTGCTCGCGGAAGCCGCCACTCAATTCCAGGCCCAAGCCTTTAACGAGTTACTACCTGCGTCAGGTCCTGTTCGTACGGTAGTAATGGGGAAAAAGACTGCCGTAAAGACTCAGCAAGCTGAGCGTGTTAAGAAGTTTATGAACTATTACATCACTAATGTAATGGAAGAATACACGCCTGACATGGATCAAATGTTGTTTTTCTTGCCTTTGGCCGGCTCTACGTTCAAGAAAACTTATTATGATGAGACGCTAGACAGGGCCGTATCTAAGTTTGTCCCTGCGCAAAACTTAGTAGTCCCCTATGAGACGGCGGACCTCGAAACCTGCCCCAACATTACGCAAGTTGTGCGGATGTCTTTAAACGACTTACGCAAGCGTCAAGTAGCAGGGGTCTACTTAGATGTTGAAGTAATACCTTCTCAAAAGGAAGTTACGTCTCTTAGCGGAGAAATAGACAAGCTGGACGGGCAAGACGCTAATCAAGTTGATTACGACTGCACCATTCTAGAATGCCACGTAGACCTTGATTTAGAAGGCTACGAAGACGTTAACAGCGAAGATGAAGTCACGGGCATTAAAATTCCGTACATTGTGACTATTTCAGAAGACAATGGCCAAGTTTTGTCTGTCCGAAGAAACTATCATGAAGAAGACACGCTTCGTAAAAAGATCAGCTATTTCACCCATTATAAATTTTTACCTGGATTCGGGTTCTATGGGCTGGGATTAATTCACACCATTGGAGGATTATCTCGAACAGCTACTTCGGCGCTTCGGCAGTTAATTGATGCCGGCACGCTATCAAACCTTCCTGCAGGATTTAAAGCAAGAGGCTTGCGTATCCGAGATGATTCGACGCCCCTTCAACCCGGTGAGTTCCGTGATGTAGATGCCCCCGGAGGTGCTATCCGCGACAGCTTAATGCCTTTGCCGTTTAAAGGCCCCGACCAAACGTTGTTCCAGCTACTCGGCTTTGTAGTAAGCGCTGCCCAACGTTTCGCCACTATTACCGACCTTAAAGTAGGGGACGGGAACCAACAGGCGGCGGTAGGGACTACGATGGCAATGATGGAGCAAGGTGCCCGAGTAATGAGCGCGGTCCATAAGCGGTTACATTATGCGATGCGCCAAGAATTTAAGATTTTGGCAAGAGTGATGTCTGAAAGTTTGCCTCAAGAGTACCCGTATTCGGTGCCTGGGGGAGACGAGACGATCATGCGGGAAGATTTTGACGATCGTGTTGATGTTATTCCTGTGAGCAACCCTAATGTATTTAGTCAAGCACAGCGCATTATGCTGGCTCAGACAAAGATGCAGCTAGCTATTCAAGCGCCTGAAATACACAACATCCATGAAGTTTACCGCGACATGTACGAAGCGCTAGGCGTGACCGACGTGGACCGCATAATGAAGTCGGTTCCCACAGAGGACCCGGTGCCCTTGGATCCTGCTCAAGAAAACATTAATGCGCTGGACATGTTGCCTCTAAAGGCTTTTGAGGGCCAAGATCATGAGGCACACATAAAAGCGCACTTAGTTTTTGGGGCTAGCCCTCTTGTAGGGGCTATGCCTCCTACTGCCCTTACTTTACAAAAGCATGTTATGGCGCACATTCAAGTAGCCGCCCGCGAACAAGCTGCGGTGGAGTATCTAAAAGGGGTCCAGCAAGCCGGAGGCAAGCCTGCCAATGAAGCGCAAATGTTAGAAACCGAGCGCTTGACGGCACAACTTATCGCGCAAGGCATGCAAAGTGCTAAAGAACTGTCTTCGGAGATATCAGGCGCGGGTGCCCCTGATCCTTTGGTCCAGCTAAAGGAAAAAGAGATTCAAGTTAAGTCAGAAGAAGC